CGGGCTTGGAATCAGCCGACACAACGCGATAAACCCCGCCATGCTCAAAGACAATCTCATCTTTTCTGTCGCTCTTGAGCTTGAACGGCCCCTGCTTCATCCACGCGGGCAATCCATTGCACCAATCACGCACTTGGGTAAACATTGCAATGGCTTCTGGCCCCGTATGCAGCACACTGATTGCACACAGGTTGGCGTTGAACATCACCTTCCACAAGATGTAAGACATGATTGCGCGCGACACGCCTGCACGCCGGAATTTGAGCACCATCGACGATCCATTCTTGATGAACGTGCGCAACGCGACCCGCTGCGCCCTTCTCAAGGCAAACCGCACCGTCTTTGACGTGTCTCTGTCCACGACTGGCAAGTAAGTCTTGCGGAAGTAGTTGTAATCCTTCTTGCACCGCTCAAACTCTGCGCGCAAATCGGACTCTGACAGCGGGTTGTGAACTAGGGTTGCTTCAAGTTGGCTCATTGCCAAAAGTATTGCGCAACTTGCCGTTTTGTGCGACAACAGGATTGCGACCACGCGCCTTGTGAAACGGGCAAACGTCGCGGCAAGGCATCATGCTTATCAATTTCCTGCACATAGCGCAGCGTCTATCGGTTGCCCTTCACGGCTCGCCTTGCCCCGTGTTGCGCAGTTTCGCCCGATGGACGCTGCGCTATGCGTGGGAACTGCGCGATGACTAGACGCTTTGCGTTATTGCCTGACGATTTAATCTGCGCACTAGACGGCCAAACCGTTCGCGTGCTTGGTTTGCTCGCAACTTACGCCGACTTCAAAACAGGGCAAAACGCCTTCCCCTCAATCAGCACACTCGCAACCCGCCTAAACGTCGCAGAAAACACCGTGCGGCGAGCGCTAAAACTTGGCGTTAAATCTGGCGCACTCACCGCGCACAAACACCACGGCAAAGGAATGCAGCAACAAACAACATCGTACGACTGCCTTTGGATACCTAGCGCAATCATTCCAAAAAAGGCACGAGGGGTGCAGCCCACTGAAGCCCTAGGGGTGCAGCCCACTGAAGCCTATCTAACTCAGAATACCTTACTCCCAGAACTCGGCCCTACGCTGACTGCGCCCGACTTTCGCAATGCACGGGCTTGGCGTGTTGCTAAAAGCGACGCTCAACAATTGATTATTGCTTGGAACGAACTCAATCCCATCGCAAAACACCCGCCGCTTGAGGATGCTATTCCTGTTGCTTATCGCGACATTTGGGCCACGCACACGCCCGAACAGATGGTTGCGCTTTTACGCCCCGCAGCGCTTCGCGGTGACACGTTGATTGCCGCGCTGCGAAATAAAAGTTGACCAGCGAAGATTTTTACCCGCACAGCCCAAATCCCATGATCACATTTTATCCGCTGAGGCGAGCTAAAACGGTAAGCTAGCGGGATTGTTTAGTAAGTGTGCGCAAATTAGGGTTGGTGGAGTTTGGATTGTAGCAATAATGCGGGGTTAGCTGAAAACCAGTTGGGAATTTTTTCGCGTCGATTGTCTGGGCTACAACTGCCGCGTCCCCCTACCCTGATCACACATTGCCCGCGCGCACCCCGCACCCGCTTGCCCCTTCCATTGCGCACAATCGCCTACGCTCACAGCCACTTAGCTATGCCACGCCACACCGCAAACAATCGGCTACGGGTATTGTCGCCCTATCTCTAACCCGCTTGCAAACCCGCGTAGCTAATCGGATTCAGGCTCAACTGTAAGCGTTCGGCTGGCGCGGTCTTCTTTAGCTATCTGCTCGATGTCATCGACAGCGGTGCGCCTGCCAGCCAAATCCTTTAGCCAATCAGCTAGATCGCCCATATCGCCACGGACTTGCACGCCTAGCAGGTTGGCGCGACGGGTTTCAATGTCCACGAGCGCGCGCTCGGCTGCAATCTTGGTATTGTCGCTAGCTGTGGAATTGCGTGCAATCTTGCGCAGTCTGACGCGGGAGTCGTCTAGGCGGGCGGAGATAATTACACGCCATTGCTCAGCGTCCATCGCGTGGGCGAGGCGCTGGCGGTGGAGCATCGCGCGGAGATCTTGAGTAACGGTGTCCACGCCGATTTTAAGTTGTCGGGCGATTTCGCGTTGGCTGTAGCCATTGAGGCTAAGCTGTAGCACGCTCGACTGTCTGGCGGTTACCGCAATCTCCGTTGCCATACCATCGCCAGTCTGAGTTGGACGTGGCCCGAGGTTCGCAATTATCGGCTTTGCGATTGTCCGCCTTCTACCGTCTTTTACCTCGCCATTATCCGCCATACCCGTACAATCGCTGATTCTATTGCCAATTGCAAGCTCACCCCGCACAAAACGGTAATTTGCGCACATTTAACCAAACCTTGCGCACTTTATCCGATAGCTAATTTAGTAATACGCTGTTATTATTGAATGAAAAATAATGTTTCAATCTGGCATGATTCTCGCAATACACTTTGACCAGTGTCTAGATTGAATCTGCGGCGGGTTGCTGCGGAACTAAGCCGGTGACACGGCAAGAGAGTAAAGAGATGAATACAGATAAGAAAGTTACCTATCGTCCTGAGGCAATTGCCTTAGCAAGCGGTTTGGTTAGTCAGGGTAAGGGCGATATAACGACTACGCGGGCAATCGTCGCGGAGAGTTTGGCGTGGTTGCAGTCGATTGACCCTTCTTACCGCCGCGAGTCTTTGAGCGATCAAGAGGTTGAGCGTATCGGCGAAATTCAGGGCGAACTTGACGAAGAACGACGCACTAGAGCCACGTTTGAAGTGCAGGTTAAAGAACTCCGTTCGCGGGTTGAATCGTCCGCAGCAGGGCATAGTGTTGCTTTGGGCCAAATCGACATGCTAACTCGTGACAATTTGGAACTGCGCAATCGGCTGTCCGCCGCGACTGCTGCGGTCAAGCCTGCGGTTGTCGCGCCTGTTATCCCGCCCCCGCCGATTAAGCCCGTTGCTGTCGCGCCGGTGGTCAAAGTTGCCCCTGTTGCGCAAGCGGGCAGCGTTGACCCGTTCGGACACCTGCCCGCACACATGCAGGCGTGGGCGCGCGCCAAGTCTGCCGCGACGTTTGCACCGTCCGCTCCTGGGATTGAAATCGACTAGCAAGCTCGCAGGGTCAAGCCTCTCAGCGCAATCTGAGGGGCTTGCACAAGCGATTTTGCTTGACCGCCCCGTGACAAGGGCAAAAGAGAGGACACAATGACAGCAGTTACCAACTACGCGGGCACAACAGCCCCGATGAGCCGGTTCAAAGACGGCGCGGTTTTAATCCCCGAAGGCAGCGACCCCGGCGCTGTGATTATGGCGCACCCGATTTTGGGCAGCGCAATTGAAACCGTCCCCATGATGTGCGCTAGTTTTCACCCACCCTATGTCCAGGACGTGGGCGATCGCCAGATCGTCCGCGTTGTCGATTCAAAGGCATTGGGCGTCGTGGGCAAGCGTTACAAGGGTTTGAAGATCGCCAGTTTGGCTGGGTTGCTGACTAAATTGCATAAAGAATTTGGTTTGTCGTTTGAAACCGCGATGTTGCTCGAAAACGACACCACGTTTCTCACACAAGCCTCGCTGCGCACGTTTGACCTTGGCCCCCTAGCGTCAACTCAGCGTGCCAAACTGGACACCAACGGACGTGATTTGGTGAAGGGCTTCATGACGTTCGCCGACAACTTTGTTGGCAAGCGCAACGCCACTGTCGGCGCAGCGCACACCCGCGCGGTTTGTGAGAATACGGCGGCGGCGGCAATCGCCGAGTCAAAAGAATCGCTGTACGGCAAGCCAATTCGCCACACGGGCGATGTTGATTTGAAGCTTGACCAGTGGCACAAGGCGATTGAAGACAGCTTGCAAGCGCTGGCGCGGTTCGAGGAATTTGCGACGTGTGCCGCGCAAACCAAGGTGACGCACAGCGACGCACAAGGTTTGATTGACCTGTTAATTCCGGTGCCGGTTGACGCGAGCCCAGTTAAGGCTCAAAGCAAGCGCGATGCGATTTATGCGGCTTTTGACAATGGCATCGGCAATTCAGGCCGCACCGCTTGGGATTTGTACAACGGCGTCACCGAGTACGCCAATTGGAGCGCACCCGTGCGCGGTGCTGACCCGCACAAGGCCCGCATGGAGTCGATTTTGTGGGACGGTTTGGGCGATTTGGTTCAGACCGCTGAAACACACTTGCGGATGTACCTGAGCCTTTAGCCGCTGAGGGGTCGCTGTGAAGCGACTAAAGCGCCTGCGCTGTGCAGCCGGTCCCAAGCCCGGATAAAAAGCCAAGGGTACTACAAAGCGCTGTGACAAGCGCACAAGAGGGCCAAATGATTAGCTTTAATTTCGCAGTCTGCATCACCGGTGGCACTGTCCGTTTCCAAACCTTGGCGCAAGCGATTGCTTTCTATGACAATTGCATGGCCGATCGTCCCCGCTCGCTGTGGTACGGCAGCGAACGCTTGAACCGCGAACGCTACCTGTAGCCGATTGACTGCAAAGGGTTTGAAGCCCGCGCGGGGTGCAAGTCCCCGCATTGCAGCCGCGCAATGTGCGCGCAAAGGCCCGTGACAAGGCCAAAGGCAGGAAACCCATGAGACCCGTAAAGAAAATCGACTTTGGTGAACCCATCCGCAAGGAATTAGCGCAAGCGTTCAAATTCGCAACTGGTGAATCAGCAAACCAAACTTGGCAGCGAACGGTGTTGCTACAACGCTGCGGTGACATGGTGTTTGCCGTGACAACAAAAGACTGGAACATTCGCATCGCGCCGCTGTCGCCTGAAGTTGCGGAACAACTCTGCAACCTTATGCCGCAAAAGGTAACGCTGCCACCAATGTTGGCAGCGTTTGACGCGGACACCGCGCGATGTGTTTGGGGTGAAAGTGCGGATGAGGGTAGGGTCAAGCTGTATCGCGGGCGAACGGTGTTTAACCTGCACAATTTTGCGGAATATTGGCTTGACTGGCAAAATCTAATCCCGGCAATCGATACTGCGCCAAACTCGTTTTGGCTTGACCCAGCCCTTGTCGCGAAATCACTGAAACTAAAGGACGGCGCCGCAATGAATTGGCAGCAAAAGCTGCAATACAAAGCAATCTGCGATGTTGCGCGCGCGGCCAAAGACTGCGGCGCGAACGCATCACTGCATTACGGCGACGACAATCAATCTGCGATGGTGACTGCTGACGGCAAAACCATGCATATTTTAAGCGCAAATGCCGCGCCGTGGTCGGCTTTGGATGCCTGGTTTAAGCGTGGTGGAAATACCGCCGCGCAAGTCGATGACACCATGCGCAAAGCAGCATAGTCGCCAAGGTTCGCTACAATCTGTATCTAATCGGCTACAGATTGCAGCGGGCGAGAAGTGACCAAATGAGCAAGAAGTTGGAGGTAATTTTCGGCGCACGTCTGCCAGTTCCGGCTGGGTCGGTAGCTCCCCGATTGTCACCAGACGTGCGCCGAAAAATGCTAACCAACGCAATCTGCTGCTGAAAAAATAAAGTTGACATGTGTGTAAATACTGCTAGACTGAATCAGGGCGCGATAGCCCGCGAGGCGTACAGTGGAAAACGAAATAACGGCCCGCGATTGCGACGTGGCTGAGTTTATTCGCAAATCCCGCGAGGCTGGCGTCACTGACGCAGCAATCGCGGTTCAATTTGGCGTGAATCCCACAACTTACCGCCGCTGCTGGTTGCGGCTGGTGGCTGCGGGGTTGGATTGCGGAAGCCCACGTAGGGCTGGGCAACCCCGGCATATTTTAGTGCTGCCCGACACGGAGCCAGTGCAATCGAGGTTGAAATGATTACGCAAGAGGAAATTTGTGACAGCTATCCCACTGAAGTTCACGATGCGCTGGACGCGATTGACCGGAACCGTGTGGCTCGCGCGCTTTGGCGCGACACCCCGCCACGGCCTTCAAATTTGCCCTCAGAGGCGCGTTTGTTTGCGTGGCGTGTCGTTGGCTGCCTGTTGGCGCTGGTGACAGTTTGCGGGGCGGTTGCGCTCGCGGATGCGTTGATTCAGATGGTGGCGCAATGACCCGCCCACCTGACCCGCCAGACAACCCGCCGTTCTACACAATCGCCGGGATGAATCGCGCATGGCGCGCAGCCTATGCCCGCGACGGCGGGGAATTTTGGCCGCGCGACGAACAGCCGGACGCGGAGCCGGACACCGACGAAATCGCCGGTGAAATTGACCCGTGTGCGGTGCCGAGAACCTACCCGAAACAGCTAACAATCGGAGATTGAAATGCTTGCTATTCTTACATATTCAGCACGATTTGACACCGACATCGACAAAATCCGCTGCGAAAGTTTTGGGCGTCCGTTGACCGTGGGCAATCTCGACACAGCGATCGAGCAGGGGCACGCGATCGAGATTAACCTTGGTGGCGGCTATTGGGTCACGCTGCCCGCATCCGAGATCGCGGCGGTCGATCACAGGCTCTACGAATCGCTGCTGCCAATTCACGCAGCGGTGGCGGCGAAAAATGCGTAACCTGCTGCAACAATGGGCAGAACTCGACGCAGCCGAGCGTGCTTTTGCGGCGATGAGTGATGCCGCCGCCACCAAAGGCACGCGCAAGAACCAGCGCAACCGCTTGTTTTTAGCAGTGGAACGGCTGCGGAAGGCGCGGCGGGAGGTGTCACGTGCGCTGTGATTCCTGCGGTCAATCCCGCGAAATCATATTGAACTCGGCAGGCGAGTGCTCGCGTTGCCGACAACTGCCGTGGCGCTCGCGGCTCAAGCGGACGTTTTGGCTTTGGTGGATTCGCCACTGATTCCCAACCCTTCCGCAGCGGTCAAGGATGGCTACTGCACAACCGCGCTTCGGCGCAAGGAATTTGAAATGTTTACACAAGGTCAAAGGTGCTTTTCCGATTCTGGGCGCGAAGTTGAGTATCTCGCGCCACTGCCAAACGGATTCCACTTGGTCTACCCGTTTTTGGAGGCCGACGATTACGAATACCGTTCGCCCGAACCAACCGTTGTTGAGCGGCTTTTTGCCGAAGCGCCTACGCAAGTGAAAAATGCGGAGTTGGCTGAACTTGAAGCGCAAATCGCGAGCAAGCGCGATGAGTTGCGCATGGTCAACTCGGACATTCGCGGCATTCAAGCCACGCGCGAGAAACTTCTCGCGAAATTACAGGATGTTCCAGAACTTCAGCGCATCGCCGATTGGCTCGACGGTAAGATCACCTGCTTTGTAGTGCATGACAATTACAGCCTTTCATTCAAGGCGTTCAGCGAAATTGGGGAGGGAACGGACAGCGAGCGGGACATGGTGCGGCTACTGTGTTTGACCGGAGACGCCACGACCAAGGGAATATCGTGGAAATTCAACCGCTACAAGGACGGCAGCGGCAGTTGGACTGACTGCATTCCTTGCGCCGACGCCTCGGAACAAATGGCTGCGGGTCAAAAGATTGCCGATGCTTGGTGGCGGCAACGCGATCGGGACTGCGCAGAACACGTTAGAATTTCACGGATTAGAAGCTGTTTGGCGCATGGGCTTACTGTGCCGCCCGACGCCCGCGACCTGCTTGCTCGTTTTGATGTGGATCTGGCGCAAAAGAAATTGACCCACGCAAAACACGAACTTGCGTCGTATCAAGCGAAAGTGGACGCGCTCATCGCCAAATTAGCCCAGTCCAACCCGCTTGACGCCGCCCGTTGACCTGTGTTACAAACGAAACCCAGCAAGCGCCTACAACCGACTTGCAGCACCCGTTCCCAGAATCGCCCGCTGCCTCGCCCCACGACCCGCAGCACAGCGAACCGTTACCGCCCCCGACTGTGTTGTAGCAGTCGGCGTGGCGGACGGTGTCAAGGAATTGGTAATGCCCGATCCTGCATGGTTCCACCCAATTGACTACACCGACGTGCAAGCGCTGCGCAAATTCACGCCGTCGCAGCGCTGGACATACATCGAACTGTTCAGCGGTGAACTTGGCAGCAAACACGGGCTTGTCGAAGTCCGCAGCGCCCTTATCGCTGGCGAATTGGATTGCGAGCGAGCGATAATCGACTTCGACATCGCCGCGCTGGACGCGGGCGGCGCGATCATTTGGGACGCAGCGAATCGGCTGGCGTACCAACTCGGCCATTTGCTCCGACATTGCCCAAACGACAGCGCGCGCGATGCTTGGCGCAAGGCTATCCGAAACCTTCCGCAAGGTTGCGCGACCAATGCTGCACTCTCTGAGCTAGACGGCACACCGTGCCCCCACCGTGGCAGCACCGTGGTGGCACCGTTCGCGCGCGTTGAACAGGAACAGGAACAGGAACAGGAACAGGAACGTAAAACAGGAACGGGAACATCTACGGGAACAGGGTCGCCTTCGGCTCCCGCTCCCGCTCCGGCTGCGCCAGAGCAATTGATCCTTGAAGCTGGTGAGGCAAAGGGTAGGGACAAAACACCACCCCCCTTGCCGCCCAAGACACGCAAAGACCGCTGCACTATCGCGCAAGCCACTGAATATGCAAACGAACTCAAAATGCCAACCGGCACCGGCGAGAAGTTTGTCAATCATTACGACTCTATCGGCTGGAAACGTGGTAAAGCAGCAATCCTTGACTGGAGGGCGACGATGCGAACGTGGCGGAATAACGAAAACAACAGCGGCGATCGCTACCGAGGCAAGGTTGACAACCGCGCCCCAGTCAGAGAGATCGAGGGCGAAAACGAGGTGTTCTTTTGAGCAACGATTATAATGACTATGGCGAAACCTTCCAATCCGCCCCACGTCCGCCGCCGCTGTACGATCGGCCCGGCCACGAACTTGTCAGCACGCCAGCCGAGGCATTGGCGCAGAACTATTGGATCTGCCGCGATGAATTGGGCTTCACTTATCCGTTTGGCAACGGCGTAATCAAACGGCCCGACGGCACAAGTTGCATCGTGACCACGGATTGCTACGGCAGATGCACGCGGCTTGAACGCGATGCCAGCGGTAGCGCCGTCAAGCCCAAGGAAATCGCCGCCGAGCATGATTCGCCGCCGTGGACGGTCAATGGCAAGCCGGTCACTGTGACGCCGGAAATCGAGCAGTGCAAACGCTGGGCTGCCGACTATCGGGCGGGCGGGCGACACGGGCTGCTGCTGAGCGGCGGAGTCGGCACAGGCAAAAGCAATGCTGCGACCTGGATGTGCATTGACGCCGCCGCCCGCTACGAAATCGTCCAGAACTGGCTTGAATTTGTGCGGGAAATGCGCAGTGAGTACGGCAAAAGCGAACGCCAGTTTGACGATCGGATCGCCGTTGTCAGCAAAGCTGCGGTTTTGATTCTGGAAGATTTGGAAGTGCCGACCGCGAACGACGATCGGCAACTGCTGGCGCAGATTATCGATGCCCGCTGGCGCAACAAACTGCCAACAATAATCACCTGTAACATGACGTTGCCGGAGTTGGAGAAAGCAGGGCTTGACGCGAGAGTTGCAAGCAGAATCGGCAGTTACAGCAAACTGCTGTTTCGTGGGCAGGACTTTAGACGCAGCCGAACCGCTGCAAAGGATGCGAGATGAGCCGATACCCCAACAGCAATTTATTCGGCGAGGATGTAATCATAATCCCCAACGATCCCGGTGATGCGGCCAAAGCCTACGCGGCCACAATCGCGCTGCGCCACTTCGACGTGATTGACGAACTGCTCAACACGTTCGCCGTCTCGGCGGTCAACTGCGCAAGTTTTGCCGCAGTTAACTCGCAAGGCGCACGCCCACGATGGATGCGAGACGCCATCGATGAGCGAACAGCGGCGGCAGACGCGATTGTGGCCGCGTTGCTGTCGCGTGATGGCGAAATCGCCAGCCAGCGTGACGAATTGTCACGACTTCGCAAAGAACTTGCGGACATGACTGACAAATATCTTGAGGCGATCAAGCCACTCGACAGCCGCGAATGCCCAGCCTGCGGACACCCGTTGTGTGATGGCGAAATCTGCACGGAATGCTAGGGTTGAAACAGCCGTGATTGCGGGGCGATACAACTATTTTGCGGCGATTGCATTTATTTGCACAAATCCGCTTGACACTGCCGCCGATTGCATTATCCTGCACAACAGGCCGCGAACAACGGCGGAGGGAAGATGGAACTTTTGAGCTACACCGACGCCGCGAAGCTGCTGGGCGTTCACCGCAACACCGTGCATGACATGGTGAAAGACGGGAAGTTGGAGAAGGTTGTACTGCTACGAACACCCAAGATCCGACGGTCGGAAATTGAGGCGATTTTGAACGGGACGAAAGCTGTTGAATCGGCTGAGGGAAAGTGATGAGCGTAATCAAACTGGTGAAAGCCAACAATTTTCAGCGTATTGAAGCGGTCGAAATCCATCCGCGTCCTGGCGTGCAAGTGCTGGCGGGCAAGAATGGGGCGGGCAAGACTTCGGTTTTAGACGCTATTTTCGCTGCGTTGGCGGGCAAGTCGGCATTCCCTGCCAAGCCCGTACACGGTGACGCGGCGAAGGCTGAACTTGTGCTGGAAACCGATGACGGCCTGCGCATCGAGCGGACCATCAAGCCTGATGGCAGCAACAGCCTGCGAGTGCTGCAAAACGGCGTGCAGTTGGGCGGCTCGCTTCAGGCGATGTTGGATAAGAAATTCCAGTCGATTGCGTTTGACCCGCTGGCATTCACGCGGCAGAAGCCGAAAGAGCAGGCAGACACGCTGCGCAAATTGGTGGGCGTGGACACGTCGAGGCTGGATGGCGAGCGGTTGACCGTGACGCAGGAGCGGCTGCTTGTTGGCCGCGAGCGCGATGCCGCCCAAGGCCACGTCGATTCGATGCCGCCGCTGGTTGCGGGCGTGCCCGATACCGAGGTCTCGCTTGCCGATTTATTGGCGCAGCAGACTGCCGCGACGGAGGCCGCGAATCGCAAAGCGGCGCTTGTGCGTGAAGCGGAAGATGCTGATATGCGGCGGGGAAATAATGTCTCGAAAATTGCCGAGTTATCGGCGGAAATGGAGGGGATTGATCCCGATTCAGCACTGATGAGCCTCAACGCTGAGACCGCGCAACAATTGGTGCGCGCAGAGGAAATGCTTGCAGAACGCATTGCGGCGCTGCAATCTCAGATTGAGCGTGAGCGCGCCGGTTCGCTTGCCCGCGCAGCCGAGGTTGGCGCGAGTTTGGCCAAGAGATGCCAGCAGATTCGCGATGATGCGACCGCGAAAACCGCAGACCTGAACGCCAAACTTATCAGCCACAGCGACCGCGTGCAGGAACTACAAGGGTTTGCTGACGCCAAGCGCGTCGAAGCCGACGCAATCGCCGTCGCCGATACCGCCGCGCTTCAGGCGCAACTCAGCGGAATCGAAACGATAAACGCCGCTGTCCGCGCCAACGCCGCGCGAATCAAAGCAGGGATTGCCGCGCTGAAATTGGTCAACGACTACAAAGCAAAGACCGCGCGCATCGACGCCATCGACGCCGAGCGCAAAGCCATGATTGCTGCGGCGAAATTTCCGGTGGACGGGCTTGGGTTTGGCGAGGACGGCACGCTGCAATTCAAGGGTTGGCCACTTGAGCAGGCGTCGCAAGCCGAGCAAATCCGCGTGAGTACGGCGGTCGCGATGGCGATGCAGCCGGAACTGCGCGTTTGCCGCGTGGCCGATGGCGGGTTGCTGGACGCCGACAGCATGGCGATGCTGGACGAATTGGCGGAAGCGAATCAATTTCAGGTGTTTGTCGAGTGCATCGTGCCGACGGGCGAAGGCTGCATCGAGATTGTTGACGGCAAGGTGGCGCAATGATTACACCTTACACGCCAGAAGCGCTTGCCGCCTACGACTGGAGCAAACCGATTGCGTTCAGCGGTATGCCTTTCTCGGATTACGCTGCGATTACAGCGCTCAATGGCAGTTTGGCCAAGAAGGCGTTGCAAAGTCCATTCAAGGCCCAGCACTACCTGAACAACCCAAGCCCGCGAACACAAGGGCTTTTGTTCGGGTCAGCTTGGCACTGCGCGATGTTGGAACCGGAGCATTTCGACAGCGTTGCCGTCGTCGCGGGGGAAGGTAAAACGACTTTCAGCACCCGCAGCACAGGCAAGGGCGCGAAGGAATGGGTTGCTGCAAACCCCTCGCTGGTTCCGTTCGACGATGAGGACCGCGAGACTTGCAACGGCATGGTCGCGCGCGTCCGAGCGGGCGGCTACCAATTCGACGGCTGGCTGGCCGAAGTTGTGATCTTGTGGGAGCGCGACGGCGTGCGGCGCAAGGCGCGGTTGGACGGCTTGCGCAAAGACTGTAAAAGCATCCTGGAAATCAAAAGCGCCGAATCCGTTGAGCCTGAAGCGTTTTCGCGCAGCATCGCGACCTACGGTTACGACGTATCGTGCGTTCATTACATGGAGGCGGTCACGCAACTGACCGGAAACGTGCCGAGTTTCGTGTTTGTTGCGCAGGAAAAAGAACCGCCCTACGACTTCGATTGCTGGGAGCCAGATCAAACGCTGTTGGATAGCGGCGCGGCGGGCATCGAATCGGCGGCAGAAGCATGGCGGCGCTCGGAAGGATTTACCAAGCCGGAGCTTGCGCAGATTGTGAAGGTGAGCAAAATCGGTATGCCAAAGTGGTTTACCGGACGCAATGTTAAATTTCACGTTTAAGTGAGGAAGCTTATGAGCGATTCTACTGAAATGGCGACGGCGCAGCCCGCGCCGATTGAAAGCGCACGCACCGATTCGGAGCGGAACTGGAACCTGATGCAGCGCCGCGCGAAAGCGTTGGCCGCAAGCGGTCTTGTGCCGGAAGTCTACCAGAACAATCTGCCTAACGTGCTTGTGGCACTGGACATGGCGGATCGGCTTGGCGCAAATCCGCTAATGGTGATGCAGAACCTTGTGATTATCCACGGTCGCCCGTCGTGGAGCGCGACGTTTCTGATCGCGACGGTCAACCAGTGCGGGCGGTTCACGCCGCTGCGCTACGAGACCCGTGGCGACGACCCGCGCAAGACCGACTTTCGCTGCCGTGCGGTGGCTCGCGACATCGCCAGCGGCGACGTGTGCGAAGGCGAGTGGATCGACTGGCCGATGGTGGACGGCGAAGGCTGGAGCAAAAAGAGCGGCAGCAAATGGAAGACGATGCCCGGCCAAATGTTCCGCTACCGAGCTGCTGCATTTTGGGCGCGCACGTTTGCGCCCGAGGTGTCGATGGGTATTTACACCGAGGACGAGGCGCGCGATGTGGCTGTTGAGCCGTTGCCAGTCGCCAGCGTTAGCCCAAGCCAACGGCTGCGTCAGATGATTGCAGCACCAGCCTACGATGCCGAGACTGGCGAGATTACTGAAGGGGCAGAATCGTCCCCGCAAGCCCCGACGCCTGAAGCGCAGACAGACGCCGCACCGAAAGCGGATATACCAGCCAGCGGCCAAGCTGCTAAGCCGACGTGCCCAAATCCGAAGTGCGGCAAGGCCGTCGATGCTGAAATGCTGGCCGAGTGCAACGAGAAGGGAACCTGCCCCGTCTGCGCGCCGAAGCCGGTTGAACCAACGGATGGCAAGTTGCTGTGAGAACGCAAGGTTGCGCTGTGGTCCGGCAGGATCGCCACACCAGCGCAGCCGTGCCAGCGAGGGATGGCCAATCCCCGTGGGCAGTGAGTAGGCCCCGTAATCTCACTGCTGGCGACATCGGGGCAAATTCGAGCGGGTGGTAACCGCGAGTAGTTCCGGGGAGTCGAGCCGGACGTTAGTCGCGACGAAATAAGCGGCGCGGGGATGGCCAACCCCAGAACCATAGAGCCTAAGCCAGCGAGGCGCGCGCCGGACTGGCCCGAACGAGCGCAACTGCGCAGAGGTGTTGGGGATGATTGAATTTCGCATTGATCTTGTGCCGCGTGGTCAAGGACGCGCTCGCGCCACGTCGCGCGGCAGGTTTGCCAGTGTTTACAAGCACGACGACGACGTTGCTGCTGAGTCCAGCTTTGCGGCGCTTGCATCGCGACACCGGCCCGCCGAGTTGCTGCAAGGCCCGCTGCGGGTGCGCATTTTGGCAGTCCTGCCGAGACCAGCCGCGCTTTGCGGCCTGAGCAAACGCACAGGCGATCCGCTACAAGATCCGGGACGGCGATGGCACACAGCCAAGCCCGATTCTGATAATTGTATCAAGCTATGTCTCGATTCTCTGAAGTCTTTTTGGAAGGACGACGCGCAGGTGTCGGAGGTCGCGCTTGCCAAACACATCGCGGCGCTGAATGAACCGCCGCATTGGATGGTGAAAATCGAGCAATTGCCGGAGCTTGACAGCGGATGGCGACCGGCTGAAAAACCGCTGTCGGTAAAGGCGCGGAAGCTGGCGGCAAAGACTGCGGCAAATGTTGCTGCGGTGAAACTGGCGGATGATTTATTTTGAGCGGCACGCGCCGCAGCGGAGAACAGCCAATGGATATGCACCGATTCGACGACCTTGACCCCGTTGCGCTAGGGGCGGTCGACGCGTCCGTCCTCGCTGGCTATATCGCGATTTTGCGCGAGCGATTCGCCGAGCTTCACACATCCATCGAAATAATCGAAGCAGACCACGCCTCGGAAATCAGAGGCTTGCAGGATTCGCTGATCAAAGCGGAGAGCAAGCGGGATAACGCCATCACAGACCTGCGTGAAAACGCATGGCGCATGGAATCGTCACAGCGAGCGTGTAGCGAAGCCATCGGCGCTCGCGACCAGCACTGGGAGAATGCCCAAAAGCTACGCGCCGAGCTCGCCGCGCTCAAATCCGCGCCGCAAGATGCGAGGATTGCGGAACTTGAGCGGCGGGCGACGGTGGCGCGAGATGAACTCGACGTTGCCAACGCCAGTCTAATGTTTAGCAACGAAGTGCGCGGATTGGACAAGCAGGAAATCGCAACACTCCGAGCCGCCAATGCCGCGCTCACCGCCGGAATCTGCGGCGGATGTAAGCAGGCGAAGGCTGAAATCTCCAGACTAGGGATTGTCGCAGCCAATTGCGCCACCGATAACGAGCGGCTGAACGTGCAAATCACCAACGCCGCCAATACCGCTGAAATGAGGGCGGCTGACCACGCTGCGGAAGTCACGGCATTGCGCGGGCGTATCACAACGCTGGAAACCGCCGCGCAAAATCACGCGACCAGCTACCGCGACATGGCAGAATTGCTCGCCGACGAATGCGCCAAGAAAGAGGTCGCCAGCGACGTGTGCGATGCGTTGCAAATTGTGCTGCACCGCACGCATTTGAAGTTGTTGAAGGCGGGAAAGTGACCATTCGCACCATCGGCCAACTACGCCAAGTCGCGGGACAAGCCAACCGGCGTGCAATGCACTGTCCTGTTTGCTGTTATCCGCGATTCGCCGACCCCGAACTGGCGATCGGCAAAGGCCGCGTGAGGCAGCTTTGCGCTGGCCACAGCAGAGACAGGTACACCGCGAGCCATCACGCGACGCTGAAATTATTGGCGGAAGTGGCTGCGCAATTGATTGAGGTTTTGGAGGTGAATCATGGCTGACCTGAAAGAACTAGCAGCGCGTATCGGCAAAACTCAGCGGTGGCGGGATGTGACGAGCGATCGGCAGGGGATGAACATGCGCGACCCGGAGCCGCATGTGGGCGGACACCGATGGCAGGTCAACGCCCATATGCGGCAGGTGGGCGGGTGGATCGAACGATCTATTGATTACGACTACGGACCCGAAGATAGCGGCCAGCAATCCTTGCACTACGGGCGCTTGATCTCGCGATCTTGCTCGTCAACCACCGGCGCGACATTCTTGCAGCTACCCGAATTGCCGCAAATCAACGCGTCAATCCAGTAGCCTACGCCGCCCAACCGCGCCCAATCTTTCGCTGGTATGCGCGGACGCACGACGACGACGAAAAAGCCAGCGACGGCGGATGCTGCTAGGCCGAGACTCTTGGCGTCCGATGTGTCGATGATCATTGACAATCCTCGTTAGGTAACCGTTTCTGCGACGTGCATTTGACAACGGGCGGTTCGCCACACGCCTTATAAAAGCCTGCGGAATCGTGGCGATAGTAGCATGGTGGCGCGCACCCAACCGTTGCAAATAACGCAACAGTTGCAAGGGCTAGTAATCGCTTCACTTCCACACCTTCCCCCGAATCCGACAATCCGCAGCGACGTATCCAACAGCCGCCCGATGCAACGCAGCGACCAGCAGCAGCGACGGGCCGACCGCGACCGTGGCAGCCATGATGGCGTAACCGACCGGAATCAGCGCGAGACACACGGCTAGTTCGATGGATTCTTGGAGCTTTTGGCCCTTGGTTCTCATGTTATTTCGCCTTCTTTTTTATCATTGAAAAGGCATGTGCAGCCCTCTTGCGCACTTCATCGCTACTGCCAACATGCTCAGGCAATTGACCTTGGTTTGGATACTCTCTCGCCCATCGCTTGGCAATTTCAGGGTGATTCGCGAACAGAAATCCACGCTGGGCCTCGGATTTGAATGGCATTATTTCCTCCCGATCTGCGAAGGCTTTGACTTCTTGCGGGTCAGTACATCCAACGCAGGCTTGTATTCCTTTGCAATCTCGCGAAATCCCTGCATCGGCTCAAATTCCGCAGCCGGATTAGGCCGTGGCGAAATGGTATCGAGTTCGGCGTGGTCACGCAATAATGATTCGCCTTTCTGACACAGTTGCGGTTTTTCCTGCGGATTTGATTGGCTTTTGTCGGATTGTAGCAACGCGATCCAGTACGCGAATGCGCACGTCAGGAAACCGGTGATGTACGCGATTATGTAAAGCATGGTTGCCTCGGCGAAGGGACTTAATTCCATAGCCATAGCACCACGCTCAAAATCACACCGCCCACGGCCACAAATCCTGCAACCACTGGCCAGTCCGGGCGTACAATGTGCGGCGGATTCATGCAACACCGTTTGGCGCAACACAAACCGCGCCGTGATTCAAGAAGAATTGCACGGTATGCACGCCCCTGCGGATACCCATGCCGGTCGAGGAACAATCAGCCGTTTCGGTGGCGCTCAACACGACGCCAACGTGACCTGCATGGCGTTTGCCGTCCGCGCCAGTGTGGCCGCCATAGACAATCAGACAACCACGCACCGGCGCGTCCAACAGCCGCCACAAGTCTTGCTTGAGCGCGTGCAGACCATCGTTGACCAGCGCATCGGTATTCTGCCACGCAGCGGACGCGGGGCCGTGTTTATCCACGCCCGCGCACCAATCAGCAAACGCTGAACAGTCGCACAGATTCGCCGAATCCCACGGATGATCAGCCGACGCGACGACGTGCCCGCCGCCCATCGCGTAAGCGTCCTTCACGTCAGGCTTGGCCCAGCACGCCCATTCTGCGCGAAGTGCGATTGCTTCTAAGGTACCGTCGTTTTTGGGCGCGCTCATCCGTTCGTCCTATGCCTATGAATTTCCTCAATTTGCGCCTCAAGTCTCACAATCGACCGACCGCGCCTGTCAATCTTCGCTGCGTGCAACTCATGGACTTCTTTGTCGTCCTCGCAATGCTTGGCTAAATCCTTTTCCAACTGCGCTGCACGGCTGTCGTGGTTCGCTGTCCAGCGCGTGAGTTTGATTACGCCGCCGAGCGTGCCAGCCGAAAACAGCGTGGCGAGAATTGCGGGGACTTGGGTTGGGTCGAACTCTAAGGCCATTATCCTACGCGCTCCTTGATTATTTCCGCGACCTTATCGGCCAAATCGTCCACATCGTTTCCGTCAAAAGGCGTCACAAGCGAGTCGTAACGTGTGCGCAAAACCGCACGATAATCAGGCAATTCGTTGCGTTCTGTGCGTGTAACCATCCGTGTTGCGCCAATTTGGCCAGCCAAGTCAACGATGCCGACAATTGCGGAGCCTGCGTACTCGCGAGCGAGGTTGCCGTCAGGCGATGGGGCCCAGTCTTTGCGTGGCATAGGGAACCTCCGAAAGAGACTAGCCCAAGGTCAATTTAAGCACAGCCCATAAACCTGTAATGGTCGCGGTTTGTGTTCCGGTGACAACCATTTGGATTGAAACTTCATCGCCTGCGTTCAGGGAGATTGCGGCTCCCGTGTTCGCCACAGGCGTCGTGCCGCTGGCGGCAACCAATGCAACCGCCATTGTGCCGGTTTGGCTGCCGTTGACTTGAACTTTCAGCGTCAGGGTTGGCGATCCTGACCCAGTAATTGTCGTGCCGACCTTCCCGTACATTGCGCTGATTTTGCAGGCAAACGGCACGATTAATTTCATCGTCGTGTTGGACGTTCCTGGCCCAGCATCCCCTCGCGTGAACGGATTTAGAATGTAAGTGCCGCCGCCGCTGGTGTAATTGACCGCAAATGTGTTGCCAAAATTCATCATCGTCGGAGCGGCGCCCACAATCGTCGCCGCAAAACTACCTGTGCCGGTGCCCGTCACATCACCGGTCAGCGTGATGGTTTGGTCGCCGGTGTTGGTGCCAGTGGAACTGCCGGATGGGCACGTGGTCGCCGTCGCAGCGTTGCCAGTGCAACTGCCAGACGATCCGCTGCAATTGCCGGTCACATTACCCGTCACGTCGCCAGTGAATCGCGTGGCATTTGTGATGCTGTGCGTGCCCATGTCGATGTCGCCGGTCATTGCGCCGCCCGCTTTGGGCAGCGCCGCGTCCGCTTTCGCGCCTTGAGCCGTGGTTGCGCCATCGTGTGTGTGGTCGCCGCGTGCCGCGCCCAGCTCCGTGCCGACCGCCGCTGTGCCAATGGGTGTTGGCGTCGTGTTGGATAAGCCGATTGCGCCTTGCGTCCATGTCTGCGCGGTCACGCCCAGCACAGCAATAACGCTGGTCAGAATGTAGCTTGCGCCGACAAGCGAACTCGCCGCATCGGTGATGTAGGCCGTCGTGCCTTCTGGCAGTTTGGCTACAGTGTCGGCATCGGTGGCGCGCGTCCACACGGCTTTAACGCCAACTGCACCCAAAACGGTGGCGGTGTAAATGCCATCGTACTGTGACGCCGCTTCGCCGACAACGAGAATCCGATCGCCCAATCCAACGGTCTTGCCGTTGATTGCGCCTGTTGCGCCCGTGCTGGCAGCGGTCAGGACGCCCGCGACGTATACGCAAGGCCCGTTTGGCAGCGCGGAGGTGGCTGCCGTGACAACGCCTGCCTTGACGGTCAGCCCGTTGGCAAGCGCGTCGGCGTAAGCCTTGGTTGCGGCGTCTTGGGCAGACGTGGGATCGGCCAAGTTGGTGATGCGAAATCCACCTGCATCCATGTTGGCGGTGAGCAATGCGCTGCCCGGCAACATGCCTCTGGTTAAGTCTTTGGCGTCGCTCATTTATCCCCCTTCATCCAAACTTGGGCGGTGCCGTAGTTTGCGCCAGCGCTGATGCGGACAAAAAGCGCGTGCGCCGAATTGACCCGCACGGTGCGCTCCAACACGCCGATAACAGTGGTCATAGCAATCGTGCCAAAATCAGAGTCTTTGCACCACGTTGCGCTATCTTCATCCCAGCGATACAACTCGACGTTGGCTGTGAATCCAGCGCCAGCGAATTTAACCCGCACGGTCACTTCGGTAAACGGCGTGCAATCGCCCGCGTTTGCCACATCGGCAATCGTGGTCGGCGCTGCCATGTCGGCAGCAACCCCCGCGCTTGTTGGGTCGCGCGGAATAATCCGTTTGGCCGCAGCCGTGCTGTTGGTGGGGTTGACGAGGCTTTGTGGGACTTCAAAGCGTTTGATTGGCAGTTGCGACATGGAAACCTCCGAAGCGAATTGTGCGGTTTATTGGGTCGGCTGTAAAGCAGAACCCGTTGTGTTGAGAATTTGGCGAACAGGCTCCTGCTCACGGTCAATTGGCTGCGCGTTTGGCACTTGATCGGGCGGCGCGTTGAGCCGCTCGCTTTCAGCCTTACGCGATTCGGGTGGCGCGCCCTTCATGGCCTTCATCGCGCCCAAGGTAAGCCGCAATTGCATCTTGGCAATCCACTGCTGCACATACATGCTTGCAGTCACATAGCTTTTCATTTCTGTGGCGATTTCGTCGTCAACCAAACCGGCGTTCTGTCCGCGCATTTTCTGCGCAAACAATTCGTCAAGGCGCTTTTTGCTGTGGTCTGACAAAGAGTGCTGCAAAGCTGCATTTGCGTTGTCAATCAGGTGTTTGGCTTTGCCTTCTGCGCCAAGTAATTGCACTTCCTTGTAGGCGTTGCCCACAAGCGAATCCAGCGCGAAGTCCCAGAAGTCGCCGACGCCCGCTTTGGTTGGGTCGCTGATTGACGTTTTCTGCCCTGTAAATCCACTGTATTTGTTTGTTGGGTCGTTGGCCGCGACGCCAACCTTGATTGTGTCCATCGGCGTTCCGCCAATCACCGACGCCGCAAACCTGGCAAGCACGGTTGACGCGTCCGTTTTGCTGCGCGGGTCGCTGGCGTCGTTTAATCCTTTAGCCAAATCAAGCAATTGGTTGCCAGATAGCAGAAACAAATTGAGCACATCTTTCCACGTCGCAACTTGCTTGGCTTGGGTTTCTGTCCACAATCGCACACGCTTAGCAGCTTCCGGCGATTGCTTGGCCAACTCGGCCATCGAGGGCGCATGGTTAGGGCCAACCAGCGATGCTAACCCCGCATTGCCAACACGCAGCACCAATTGAGCGCGGATGTATGGGTCTTGATTGGAAGAATCATGCACGCGTACATGCCATTGGTCTGATCCGGGCTGCACGTCCATCGAAAGCGAACCGCCGATGCGCTCCAGCATTTCGCGCGTCACGTCGCGGTTCTGGTCAAGCCCATTGCGCACAGCGCCGGTCAATGCCGCGCGTCGCGTCGCCACTTCCAGCGCCCGCGCAGCATTGCGCGCAAGCGTGGCGGGGTTGTTGCTCTGCCAGTTGTAGTTGCCATCGAAGTCGAGCATGTTGCGGAGCAAGCCTTTTTTGCCCGGCAATTCAGTGGTTGCCCAACCCCACGACATGAACTGCGCGGCAATACCGCCAAGCGCCCCTTTGGCTCGCAATTGCTGCACCCAAAGCGGTGCGTGGGTTGGGTTGATGAAGTTGCGTTGCGCTGAATCGACTGCGCCTTTGGCGACCAAATCAGCCAGCGCATCGCTGCCATCCATGAACGTGCGGCCCATCGCTTCAAAGCCGCCGTCAATACGGGTCATTTCGATTGCACGACCGCCGCCGACACTCAGCCGCCCTTTGCTGCCAACAGGTTCAGCCAGCATGTCGCCCATATCTTGCCGGAATGCGCGGGCCGCTTCGTTGACCTTGAACGGCATATCGCCGAGCGCATAGACCTTTTTGCCGATGTTGCTGGCGTGGTGCAGTGCGGCTTGCGGCACACCATGCGGTGACGACATGGCCCGCAACGCGCCCACTTCGCCGTCCAGTTGTGCTAAGTTGCCAAGCCCGCTGCGGCTGATCGCCTGCCACATTTGACCTTCGGGGCTGGCTTTGCCGTTGAGGTGATTGTGCAGCGCGACCGCATCGGTGATTGCGTCATGCATTACGCCAATCGGCGTTTCGCCACGGCGAATGAACTGATGAATCAGGTTGCTGCCGATGTTGTTGATTTGGGTTTTTAGCCGATAGGCGGTCATTGCCAGCTTGGATTGTGCCGCCCATTTATCCAGCATCGTTACTTGCTTGGCTGCTTCAAGTAAGCCGACACGGCTGTTGAGCGTGGCGGCGGCGCCTTTGGCGACCCAAACAGAATCGCCGGGCGATGCGGGCATTTCGCCTAACGCGCGTTGGTGGTTGATGTAGTTTTTCAACGCTTCGGGCGCAGGCACATAGCGCGTTTCAAATTCCTTGGCCAAATCCAACACACGGGCAGCGTCGGCTCCAGCGGGCAGTTTGTTTTCGGCGACCAGTGTGCGCAAGAATTTGCCCGCATCCACTGGATTGAACGGCGGTAGCTGCGGCATTGCTTCGCCCGCAAGCACGCGCTGCACGACATTGGCAGCATAACCCGCAGCATCTTTGACGCCGCGCGGATTGATTGAACCTGCTTTGTCTGTGGCTGGCACGATGAAGCGGTTGATTTCATTCTGCATGGACTTGGAAAGCGAGGAATCTTCAGCTTGAATTGCGAGTTGCTTGCCAACATGATCCATCGCATCGGCGCGGATTTCGTCCATCATCTTAGGTGAGTTGGCTACAACGTCGGCTAGGATTTCGGAAAGTTCGTGGCGCTTGCCGTTGGGTAGTTCGATAATCATGCTCTGCGGTTTTGGCCCAAGCGTTTCCGCGTTGAGCGCCACAAAGGCATCGTCAAGCTGTCGGCGCAACATGGTGACGGCATCGCGGCTGAGCGCGCCTGCGCGGCCTTCAACGCCTTTGCCCCACGGCAGTGCGGAATTAGCGCCTGCGAGTTCTGTTGCCACCCTTGCGCGCATCCGTGGGCTAAACAGCAGCGACAATCCTTTGTCGTGCAGCACATCGGTAAACGCGCGGGCGAACCAGTGGCGCGGAACTGTTTGGCCTTGCGCGGTCATGGTTTCAGTGGCGCGGTCAATGGCGTGCTCAACGATTGGGTTTGTCGTGACTACGCGTTGAACGGTATTACCGCCAGTGACTTGCAGACCGCTTGCCTCGTTTAGCCCCGCCGTCCAATTGGTTGTCAGCGGGGTTGGTTCATTCACGGGTAGCGGCTGTCTGGCTTTAAGCGCCTGAGATTGTTTGCGCAAATCCAGCACACGTTGCCGTGCTGCGTCGAGTTGTGTTGATCCGGCGGGCGGCAGTTCAAAATTGCGCGCCGACACCTCGCGACCAACATCGCGCACCCATTGGTCGGCAACAGCTTGCGACACCTTGTTGCTTTTCAAGCCTTGTTTGATGAGCTTGATGATTTCGGATTGCGAGACACCGCTGGTTAAGCCCTCGTAAGCAAAGTTAATGTCGTCGCGGAACGCATCGAAAAGCGCACGCTGCGGGACTTTGAGTTTAAGGGCTTCGGGGCGCAGCCAATCGGGCTGTGCTGGCTTGACCGCGACTGTGGGTTTGGCCGTGACGGCTTCGGCTTCACGACGGCCAAGCAAATGCTCGGCTTCAGATTGGGCCAACGCGTTGGTTTCTTGACCGTAAGCGACTGGATTGGTTGGTTGTGCGGTTGGCGCATTGCCGCCCTTGAGCGACCGCAAATCCTGCTTGCCTTGCGCAATCTGGTCACGCAAAGCTGTTTCGGCGTTGAACATTTTGGAGCGGTCAAGCGATTGCGCCATTGGTGGGAACACGTCACCCAGCGCGCGGCGAATTGTCGCGGGCGCGTGATCGTCGGCTGTGGCCTTGATAAATTCGTACTCCTTTTTCAGCCGCTTGTAGTTGGCGGTTGCTGCCTGCCATTGCGGGCTTGTTTGGTCGGGACGGTTTTTGAGTTCCGCAATGTTGTCAACAACATCTTGCGCGAGATCAACCCAACGCGCCGTGCTGGTGGCTTGCTTGCCTAATTCCGCGCGGCGTTCCACTTCGGCGATTGGCGGCAGCATTTCTCCGGTGGCGGTGATTTTGCTGACTTTGGCGATAGTGCCGGGTGTGGGTGCTTTGGGCGCGGTGGTGTCAAACACAACACGACTCGCGCGATACTCGCTCGCCGCTTGGGTGGCTAAGTCGCGGACTTCCGCTGCCGCGTTTTGTGGCGGCTCGGCGATGTTGCGCACAACTTCAGTTGCGCCAGCCGTCTCTTGTGCGACAGGATCGCTTGTTTGGCGCCTGTAAGCCGCTGCTGCCCGATTGACCACAGTTGGGTTGACCTTGCGCAGCGCAGCGCCCACAAGTGGCAATCCTGCGCCGACAGCGGCACCTCCAATCGCGCCAATGGATGGTTCACCCAATAGCGCGCCCCATGCTGCGCCTTTGGCAACACGGGCACCTAGCGCGGCTGCGTCGGCAACCTTGGGCGACAAGTCGTGCATCGCCGCAATGGCTTGCAACGGCGTGTGTTTGTCTAGGTATTCTGCGGCTTCGGCAACGGTGAGTTTTCCGGCTTGAACTGCGGCATCCAGTTTGGCAGCCAATTCCGCACCGCCCGGATAGCCGCCAAGTTTTTTCAGTACCGTTTCGCCGACGCCGGATAACGCTTGCTGCGGATAATCAACAAGGTCTGTGCCTTTGACAATCGTGCGGCCAATTGAACCCAGCGCACCACCTCGCGCAGCGGCGGCTTCACCCGTTGCAGCCAATCCAGCGCGGGCGGCGCGGGCGGCGGGCAACAGTGTGGCAGCAAGGCTCGCTGGTTGGGTGCGCAGCGGATTGCTGGCATCGAAGTCGGCAAGCCCCTTGGTTATGTCCTTGGTGCCGCCGATTGCGCCCGCAGCCAATTGGCCGCCCTGTTCGTAGCGTCGCTTGGCTGTATCGGCTGGCGATTCGTTGGGTGGCCCTTCCATATTGGTGACTTGGGCGATGATGCGTCCAGCGCCGCCAACTAGATCGCCAAGATCGTTGAGGACTGGCAGGCTGGTTTCTTTGCGGCCTTGGCGCACCGCGCGGTTTGCCGCTTCGGCTTCGTCAACGGCTGTGCTGGGTGGCGATTCTTTGGTTTTGGGGCCAAGGCCAAACGGATCGTTAACGGCATCGAACGCTTTGCCAACAAATCTGCCCGCAGCGGTGTCGCCGACGGTTTGCATAGCGCCCGCAGCCAATGCGGGGACACCCGCAACCGCGCCCTCCGCCCAATTGCCCAGCCTTGAACCACCACTTGCTTGTGGGGCTGCGCCTGTGGCTGTTTTCATAAAGTCGCGAACCGGCTTCATGGTTGCAATCGCCTCATCGGACGGCTGGCCTTGGGGCTGGTCGCGGGTGTGGCTGAATGTTGGCGCTGGTTTGGCTAGCCTTTGGATTTCAGAATAGGGCGTATCCGGCAGAAAGTCTTTAACTTCCTTGCCGTATTTCGCTTTGAATGCTGAATTGATTTCGGATGCGGGCACGCCAGATTGCAAGTTCTGGATGATGCGATCCATAAGGGTTTCGGCCATGCGTCACCCTAGAGATTTGGAACGGGTTTTGCGCCCTGCGGGTTCGCTTCTTTGGCGCTGGCGTCGTACAAGTCAAGCAACGTCTCATCGTCACCCAATTGCTTCAACTCCTTGCGCACCAAGGCGGCTTTAGCCACGGCTGCACGCAGCGCGGGATTGGCTTCGATGATCTGCTTGGCTTGCGCCGCAGCGCCCGCTTGCGCGCCTTTCAGGTCGCCTGTCTTGCTGGCATTGGCAAGTGTGTCAACCGCAGCCTGCTGTTCTTGCGCGGAAAACTTGGCAATGTCACCAAGCGCATCGCGGTGGCGGTCGCGCAAGTCTTTCACCTGCATCCACCACTCCTTTGAACCCTTGCCGCCGGTCACATTGGTTTGATTGGGCTGGTACTTATCCACCCATCGGCTGTAACTTTTCGCCTTGCTTGTGTTCGCATTGGCGTTTTGCTGCCTTATGCCTTGATCTTCACCAATTGCCGTGGTTTGGCGCTTGGTCTTATCGATGCCTGCACGGCCTTTTTCTTCAGCTTGCGCTGCGGTAATTGCAGCCGTTGCTGCTTCAGCGCCACGCTTCGCCGCTTCAAACGCGGCTGTGGCGGGCGCATATTGCTTGGCCTGATTGTCGAGCTTGCCACCCTCAATCTTGACCGCGCCTTGCTCTATTTTCTGACCCTGCAAAGCGGGCGCAGCACCGGACTCAGCAATAATCTTCGGACGTTTCTGCACGTTGTTTGCAGCCACTTCGGCGCGGGCCGCAATTTGCGACTCCATGTTGCGCATCCGCGACTGGTCAAGCTCGCTCATGCCGTGGCCCTTGTCGAGCAAGCCAAGCAATTCTGTGCGTGTTTTTTCCTTTGCCGACGCACCGCCGTTTAACGCATGGTCAAACAGGCTTTGCCAGTTGTTGTGCTCAGCGTCATGCAACTGCGCATTGAGGATTGCCTTTTGCACAGCGGCGTAATCGTTCACGTCGCCAGTGCGGTGCGCAAGGCCGATGAGCGCGTGCAATTCTGGCAGCGTGTACGGACGACCCTCCTCGACGTGAACTGAGCCTTGCGATTGCTGCACGGTCGGTGGCGAGGGATTGGCGGCAACGGGCGCGGGTGCTTGTGGCGCTGGCTGTTGTGCGCCCGCCTGTGTGTGAGCGACCGGAACTTGGCCAGCCAATTGCTGCGCTTGCGCCTGCACGCCCGTTGCGGGGAGTTGTGGAACAATCGGCGCGCCACCCGTGGACTGTCGCATTTGCTGCCAGCCGCCCATGTCTTGGGCGAACTGCGGCTGCGCGGGGGTTGGCGCTTGCGTTGGGGCTTGTTGGATTGGCTGCTGCGGTTGGTGTTCCGGCAGCCCAGGCGTTCCAGCGATGATTGGTCGGCGGTACATCTGCGGGGCAGCGACAGGCGCGTTCTGGTTGGCGGCACGCAGTTCGGGCGCGCTGTTGGCTTTATTCTCAGCCAAAGCCAACTCGGCTGCGTGCTGCATGTCAGGCGTGTTGTTGCGTCCCAATTCTCTTTGAATGTTCGCTTGATTCTGGTCGTAAAACGGCACACGCACAGGCAATTCGTCAAGCCCAAGTTTGCCGCGCGCAGCGTTTTGCCACGCCTGCAAATCCGCTGCGTGCTTTTCTTGCGCATTGCCAGCGCTGCGCGCCTTCAGAAACGGCTCAACCGCGTTGTTGTAAATCCCGCCAACAACGTGTTCACCAAGCGCAAGCCCTTGATTTACCGTGTTCAAATCATACTGGTATTTGTCTGGCACGGGCGCATGTTGCGGCTGGAAAACCAAACCGGAACGAAATGCCTCTGCCGATGTTGGGATAATCACGCGACCCATGATGCTCCTAGAAGTCTTGCGAAATCGCCAAGCTGGCTTGCTGGTTCAGGTACGCTTTGAGTGCGGGGTCGGTTTCATACTGCGCCAGCGCGTTGATTTGCGCCGCAGCGTTGTTCTCGTCGTCGTTGAAAAAACCTTTGTTGGCCTGCTTGATTGCGGCGATCTGCTGATCATAGGCAAACTGCTTTTGCTGATGACCTTCCGCAGTTGTGCCCATTTTGCCAATGGACTCAAGCCCTTGTTGGCCGATTTGCGCGGACTCAAGCTGCGACTGGCCAATGTCTTTGGCTAAGCCGATGTTGGCGGCGCTGCGCTGTCCTGCGATGTGCGCGTGCATTTGACCTTGGTTAAAGCCGCTGTCTTGTCCGGTCTGTAAAGCCGCGCCGTAGCCAGCACGGCCATTGTGGCCCGCCGCTGCGCTGCCAGAAGCAAAGCCAAGTGCCGCCTGTCGGCGAATGTCGTTTGCACCTGCGGTTTCTGCTTGGTCAAAGCCGGTGTTGAGTGCAGTTTGCTGCGCCTGCAACGCGTTGGTTTGCTTGTCGGCAATTCCCTGCATGTTGGCGTAACCTTGCGCAGCTTTCTTGCGCAAAGCATCTTTGTCGTTGAGCAACAAGGAGCCTTCATCATCGGGCGGCGTGTACTGTGTCTGATTGGGCATTGATTTTCTCCTGCAATTATTCTGCCACGGTTAGGCTGACACGTCACGCGGATTTCCGCACAGCGATTTCTTGCCGATGAGGAAAACCCAATGCCCGCTGTAGCCAACGTAAGTGTCGGTGGCGCTTGCGCCTGTGGCGGGAAATGGGGCCAGGTCGTTTGCGGCCATGCCGTTTACGTCCTGCATCGCCCATCGCACCTGCAACAGCGTTTCTTGGCCAGCGGTGGCGGGTGACACGCCGTTGAGATTTGACCGACCGCTGCCGCCGAAGTTTGTGCGCCCGATGTAAATTGGATCGCCCTGTGCGTAATAGCCCACGCCGCCCGCGCCCTTGAGCGGCACGGACAAAAGCTCGTAATCCCATGCCTCACCAATAGGAACCAAGCCTTGGATGCAAATCGGCGTTGCGTTGCATTTGTCGATCATCAAATTGGCTTTGGGCGCAGCGCCACCCGCAGGCGTCCACAACGCGTAGGCCACATCAACCGCAACCAAATCGTCGGCGCGCTGCCCACCAACAAGGCTCACACCCACCTCAGAAACAAACGTAATCGACGCTGGGTGCCCGCCGCCCGTATACGCCGCATCACCCGCCGGGCTGGCGTAGGAAACAGCAGCCACCACATGATGCAAAACCCACGGGAAATTGATTGGAATGTGACGCTCATCCACGGTCTTTGCGTCGCATGGATTGACGCCCACATACGGCACCGCACCGTCTGTGCAATCGCCTGCGTGCAAAGCGCGACTTGTGCCAAAGTTTGACCACATCGGCACACAGATGATTTCATAGCAGGAATCGTCTAACAACTCCTCTTGCGTCGGCGGCAAACCCTCAGCGGTGTAGCCGCCTTCCAGTCCTTGCAAAAAACGCTGGTCAACCGTTGAGATATTGCCTTGAATGTCATCCTCTTCAATCGTGTCGTTGCCCGCAATCGCGTGCTGCGATACAGCTTTGACATTCTTGCCGCCGCCGCCAAATGCGGGCAGGTTTTGCACCGTGCGGGTCAAGTCGTCGCGTTGTGTCAATGGAGTCAGCAACTTGAGCGCAAAGGTCATGGACACAAGCGCGGTGCGCATGTTGGCTGCGATATTGAAAAGTTTAGGGCAACTCACCACAAGCATGTAGGTTTTGTATGGGTTAAGCTGCTTGCCCATGTCAGAAAGACAAAACGGGTTGTTGCGCTCCAATCCCGCCGCAATGGTTTCGGGTGTCAGACGCATGGAAAACACTTCACCCTCTGGCGAAAGGGATGCGGCATTGTTGAAATACCACTGAGATTTCTCGACCAGCGAGATGCTTATGTCGTATGCGCCAACACCGTCATAATTCAAATCGCCTTCCACGCCGCCGCCGTTCCAACGGTCAGCAATGGCTGCGGGTTCACGGCGTTGGTCAAAGCTGAAGCAAAATTCATCCAGCGTAAACGGTGGCGAGTTCTGCCCAACCAAGCCTGTGCCGTCCCAAACATCTTGCAGCGCCGCCAAGGTAAACGGAATCGCAAACACGATATTGCGCAAGCCATTGCCCGCATTCTTGAAAAAATCCGAATCTAAACACGGCACTTGCAGGCTCAGCCGCGTCACACCTCGTTTTTTGATCAGATTGTCGCGGCTGAGCGCGGCTGTGCCGACAGCGGTTGCGACCGCGCCGACGGATTGCGTTACATGCTCGACCAGCAATTTGGTGCCGCGCGCCAAGCGAGGGCGGGTGATTTTACTCATCAATCGCCTCCAACAACGTCAGCGCCGATGAAATAACCTGATTCTGCCACGGGAAAACCACGCCGCTTGGGCCTTCTGTCCAGCCGCTTGTTTTGGCCGCTGGGTACTTCGGGATGGTAATCGCTAGCCGTAGCCGCGAGTTGCGCGGGATTGGGATCGCCAAGTGTCGCTCGTCAATGGCAAGCCCGTTGAACGCGCCAAACGGGTGCGCGGGCGAACCATCGAATGTGCCAAACGGAACCGCCAGCGTGCTGTACGGTACCGCGTCCACCTTGAACTGCGTCTTGTGGATTTCCAAGTTGTCGAACTGCGCGAGCTCTTGCGCATAAGGGTTGTCGATTGCGACCGAAATTACAATGTCATCAAGTGGCGCATCGGCTGTCTTGCCTGCCGGTGGCGTACCGCCCGAAAAGGTGAGCGTGTTGGTATACTGCCCATCTACGCGGAAGTGCAGAGAAACGCCATCAAGGATGATGGGTTTGGTGAAATACATGCTCGTTGTCCAAACAAGCGCGCCATAACCCGATGCCGTATCCAAACCACTGTTGGCGGTGCCTTTGACGCGGAACTCGTTTTGAAAACCGTCTGTTGGCGGCGTGCCGACAAGTTCGCTGCTGTAGTTTTGCTCCAGCATAAACGGTAGCGTATCTTGCGCATTGGTAACGGCGGGGATCCACCCAAGCACGATTTGCGACTGCATGTGTCTTCGCGCCATATCCAAGTCGCGGATTGCGTTGGCACGCGAAACCACGTCATCAAAGGCGCGGTCAAGCCGGTTGCCGTCAATTGTCGTGCCGCTGCTGAATTGTTGCAGCGTAAGCCGCCGCGTTGATTTGCTCATGTCGTCACAAAGATGGAAGTCACGACGCCGAGCGCCTGTCCGGTCAAGTTTGCACCAAACACGCCTACATCGCCAGCGATGCCGAGGTTGTCAATCACAGCCGCCACGGCGACAACGCCGTCAAACACGCAGCCGATGAAATGCACGCGACCTCCGGCGGCGATTGTAATCCAAGGGCCGCTGTCATTGGCACGGCGGGTGAATCGGCAGCCACGGAAAACCACAGTGACCGATGCAATATCGACCAGCGATTGCGTCACATTGTCGCTGCCGTCCACGCTAGCAAATTGCACGCCGTCAAACATCGCGTTGGCTGCAATTACGCACCGCCGCGTCACCACAGCGCCAGCCGCGCCGTCAATGCGGGTATCGGGCGCAGTCAGCCGAAAGCCGCCGTGCTGGCCCGCCTGTAGATGCAACGCGTTGTCGGCTTTCTGCTTTTCAACGATTGCATCGGCTGGCGTAACCGTGGTTTGTGCCGAGTTCTGCGTGAAGCGCACAAGTTCGTCACGCGACTTCTGGTTGAAGTTGGCGGCAACACCTTGGCTTTGCTTTGGAATTTCCCGACGCACTATCGCCCCCTGCGTCGTCGTCCACCGATATTTTCAACCACCGCTTTAGCCGATTGCAACACCAGTTTTTCAGCTTTGTCGCGGATGTGGCCAAATAGCGTATAGGAAACAAGCTCGCCCTTCACGCTGTCGCTGATTGCTTGGGTGTCCATTTGCTCATCGTCCACCAAGAAATTGCCTTGCGCCGTGTTGGCGATGGCGCTGAATTTGGGCGGGTTGGCGCTTGGGTTGTTGAAGATGCGCCCGCTGATTGCCGCAGCGCCCGCCAAGTCCTTGAACCGCGCGCGCAATCCTGGCGTTTTGGCAGCTTGCGAAACATCGCCCGTGTAATCCAGAATTTGTGAAGTCCAGTCCTTCCAATCTGACCCGATGGCTGCGTTGAGCAAGCCCCACGGCCAAGCAGCGAAGATGCCGGAACCGCCCTTGCCGTGCGACACAACACGCAAATACATGCCACGCGCCTTAACTTGGTCGCCGTCTTTGGGTGGATTAAATTGGTTGTGTGGCACCATCTGCGCGTTGATTTGCGCCGACTTGTGGCACCAATCCACCGGCTGCGCAATGTCGTCTGCGCCGTGCCGGTTCAGAACCGACGGCTCATGCCAAACCCAAACGGCTGCGGGAACCAGTGGACTGCCGCCGACTTTGATTGTGGCGACAAGCGTTGCGGGATTAATACCCAACGACATTGCTGTGTCTTTGGCCACAACAGCGGACGGCTTGCGCCGAAATGGCAAAAACATAAGCGGGTTGAGACAGCGTGGCGATAGATTCATCGTCGGCTGAAACGCCCACGGCACGCCAAATGTGCCGTCGAAGTTGCAAACGATCTGATTGCCGCCAATTGTGGGCAATCCTGTGCCGGAATCGTAAACCTGCACTTCAGCAAACCCAACCGTCGGCGCACCCCAACCCCAACCGTCGGACGATGAAATCCGCTCCGGCGGCAGCGTGAAGTCAACCTGCGTAGTGACGCCCGAAAGCACTGGCTGCCATTGCGTGTTGTCAAACTCAAAGATTAGCTGAATTAAATCGGGCGAATAGCCGTCGGCTGGCCGCAGCAACACCGGAAACAGATACGTCGGTACCGCACTTGTGATGGTGAAATCCGCCGTTAGGGGCAAATACGCATAACCGTCGGGTAACAACTGTGGGTGGTCAATCACAAAAGTGGTTGTCACCGTTGGATCGCCAACTTGCTCATACCATCCAGCGAACTGGCGATTGTCCTCCGCCACATCAACGCTGCGGTCTAACGCGCCGCCGTGAGCCAACTCCACGATAAACAGGCTGCGTGTCTTGTCGTTGTGCGGCAACGGTGCGCCGCCGCGCTGTGTCTTGTCGTTTGGTGTGTACGATTCAACGCCGCCCACAGCAAACAACCGGCCAAGCGCTGTTGCAAAGTGCAAGTTGCGCAAGTTCTGCTGCACACCGACTTGGCTATTGGTGGATTGGCAAACGCTTTCCAAATTCCACACAGACCACTGCGCATCTTGCCGTGTAAGTGCAATTCCCTGCGAAGGAATCGACACCACAAGCATCCGGTTTGGCGTATCGTAAGCGACATTGACGCCGCTTTTGTCGTTGAAGTCGTAGAAGCTTTTTGGCTGCACAGCCGACAGTGTGGACTTGCCGCTGTTTTGGTAGTAAGCGGTGAGCGGATTGCTCATGCCTTCGAGGAAAAACGCGCGGAAGTCTTTGCTCAATTCCTCAATCTGGAACTGGCCTTGCGATGCCCAAATGCCGTAAGCGTCGGCCCACACAAGCTCATCGTGCGCCTTGATTTTGCATTGCGGCCCCAAGCATCCGATACTGTCGCTGATTTTTTGCAGGTTGCCGTCGGCCAACAATGCGCCGGTTCCGGGCTGAAACAAGAAGGTTTCGTTGGCGTCGGTGAATATCAACAGATTTGCGCTGACTTCGCCGATTGCGACGATTTTGCCTTGGCATGGCACCGGCAAAATATTGATGCCGATGATGCTGCCCGGACGCCCCGCGTCAGTGAAAAACACCTCCTGTTTGCCAGCAATCGCCAAGCGCCCGCTGATTTGCGCAGCGTCCACCGGCGACGGAAAACCCGCTGTGTCCAAGTAGGCATAGGCGTCGCGAAATAGCCCTACAGTGACCGGCACGCGAAAGACGCGGCTTGATTCGCCACGCACAGAAGCGAAGTCTGTGGAGCGGATTGCGTCAACCGTCTGCGGGATTGCACCGATGAAGTCGGCGGGCTGGTACGCCCAAAGACCTAAACTTGGGCTACCGAAAAATACAGCGTCTTGGTACTCGCAGAAAAACGCGCCGTGGCTCGCCGACACGTCGGGCGGTGCGTTCACATCGGCTGGCCCTTGGGCGATTGGCCAGTTGGCAAAATCGCTGTCTGCGTTGGTTTCAAAGCAGGCGCGCCAGTTAATGAGCGGATTTGATTCCAAATCAAGCTCGCCCGTGTGGCGGTGCAGCACTTCTTCAAACCGGCGACCCGTGGTTGCGTCCCAGATGTTCAGGGCATAGACCGTTTGCCAAACGCCGCGTGGCGCACAGCTTCCTGAAAAAGAAGTGCAGCTAAGCAGTGTTAGCACCTGCACATGGCCAAAGTCGGTTTCGATGGCAAAGCAGCCTAAAACCTCCTGATAGCCATAGGTTGATGTGTCGGCGAACATGCCTGATGGTGGATAGGCTTGGGTTGTGTCGAATTGGCCTTGTTGGCCAAGTCCGGGGCGCACCTCATCGGCTTGCTTGCGCCGCCAAAAGTTCTGCAAATAGCGACCTTTGAGCGGCGAGTCCGCCGACAGTCCGCCGGTAAGCAGTTCAATTTCTGGATGCGACGCGGCCATTTTGCCTTTAAGGTCGGTAGGTCATGGACATGGCAACACTGCCGCTGAAGTCGCGACCAAGGCACATTTCGCGGTCAAGGTCTGCGGTCATTTTGGCAATCGCATCGTTGATCGGCTCTTGCTTGGCGGAATCCAAAATGAAGTAGCGCTGAGCAGCAAGAAGCGCAATCAATTCGTGTGTTTGCTCCAAATCGTCAATGCGTTCGTTGTCGCCCGCGGTCTGTTTGCTCCAGTCCACGGACGACATTGGGCGGTAAACAACTGTAATTGTAGCCGCTTGCGTATATGGAAAAAACAACTTTGTGCCAGCAAACAAGTAGGTGTTCCAGTTGCCCTGCGTCAATTCGTGCAGCGATTTCACGCCAGTCCACGGACAGTAGGCAAACGGCTGCACATTGACTTGTTTGGTCACGATTTCAATCAGTCGATCGAGACGCGGGCCAGTCAATCCAGCAACAGGCTTGCCAAGTAAGCGCACTGGATTGGTTGTCAACGCAAAGTCGTATTCAGTGACGTTTGACAGTACAATATCAACCACTTCACGGAAAACCGTGTTGTCGTACATTCCGATCAATTTGATTCGGTCGTTGGCCGCTAGCTTCAAAAGCGTGGTGACGTTGGCCGCGTTCAAAAACGTGTCGTCAGACTCGTCAACGTAAAGGCGAAACAGCGCAGCAACTTCATCGACAAACATCGCTTACCCCACCGCGCCGTTCATGCCAGCGGTGCCGCGCATGGCTTCATAAGCCCGCCCAGCCTGCGCCACTTTTGCACCGCGTTGGCGCATGTCGGCGTTGGCCCCAAGCATTTGCTGCTGAGTCTGCGGCGAATTTGGCCCACCCACCGCTTGAATTTGGTCTTGCGGTTTAGGGTCATTGCGCGGAAACACGTTCTCCGTGGACTTCTGCAAATACGCCTCCACCGGCATCCCAAACGTGTCAATGCTCACAACAACGTCGCGAATATACTCCATAATGCCAGTGTGTCGGTCAAGCGATTCGGCGGCGCGAGGGTCGCCGGTTTGCAGCAAAACCGTGTGCGCAGCCATCGCTTTTTCATAGTATTCAGGCGATTGCATAAACTCCATGAACACTTGACGGATCGCCTCTTTGTCGTCTGTCGGGAAGATTTCGATTTCCAAACCCTTCCGGCAAGCGGCAAGTAGGTCTTGTCCGTGCGACAGCGCCACCATCTTCTTGTTGGCGTCTTGCGCGCCGATGCGAAAGCTCAATTGCTCGCGCACCTCTTTAGGCTCAGCCAACCCCATTTGCAGGGCTTCTTTGAGCTTCTCGTCGCGCTCTTGGGCGTCAATGGTAAACAAAGTGCCTTTGGTGATAAACACTTGCGGACAATCAAGCAGGTCTGTGCCCGCCAATTCCTTGTGAACAACTGTGCCGATGCTGCTGTCAAAGTAGCGAATCATCTGCGATTCTGGGATGTATTCCTTCCAGTACATCATCGCGACAATGCAGGTATCGGCCACCGCGTCGTTGATTCCCTTGAGCGTGCTGGACAATTGCCCAAGGTCAGCGCCCTTCAGTTCCTCCATCGCCTTGCCAGACGTGACGCCAACGGCGCGCTTGCCCATTGTGGTGGAGTGCGCGCCCGACAAGTCCATCATCTCGGATTGCTTGCGGTTGGTGATTTCAAACAAATGCTGCGGCACTTGCGGTGGCGGCACACGCGTTGGCGCACCGCCCGCAACATTGTAATAAATCACATTGTTTGGCTCATTGTTGAACATGCTTTTGGGCGTGCCTGACGCGTAAGACGCCATCCACACCGGCGCGCTGTGCGCATCAGCAATGTCTAACTGCATGTTTGAATAACGATTGTACTGGCGCTGCAAGTCAAGCAGCGGCCCAAGCATCGAAACGCCCCAAAGCTGGTCAGGCACGCGCAAGAAGCGATAAGGCACAAGCGGCATACAGTTGCCCGGCGTTGTGCCAGTCCACAGCCATTTGTCGGCGCACAGCACGCCGTGCTTGCCGTCGTTGAAGTAAATATCCCACACGTCAAGCCGATCGTCCGGCACCATCTGCCGATTGTCGATTTGCTGCGTTGCGGGCAAAGTCTTTAAGTAATCCGCAAACTTCGGGTAAGAATCCATGAGCGCATCGCGGGTGTAGACGTGGCGAATCGCCCGCCATTCCGATTCTTCGTAAGTGCGGCAGTTCTCCTCAAACAGCAAATCGTAGGCCGAAACCCCTTCTGTCACCACGCGTTTCTTCGCTGGGTCAAAATAGGTGTGCAGCGCCGCTGTGCCAGAGCAGCACAAATACTCCATATTGCGCGCAAGTACGCGATCTATCTTGTTGTCTTGCCACCAATGCGACGCCGCCTGCGTGCAAGCAAGCGCCTTGGTAATATCGGCCCACGACGGCGCAGCACCGGCAAAGGCAAACTGCGGCTGATTGACCTCGGCCAATCCACACACAGTCCGATAGGGCTGCAAGATTTGGTTGATAACGGTTTGGTTGCGTCCGGGCTGCATTTGCAGCGACGACACAAATTGAATCTTTGTGCCATCATAGACGATATTTTGATCGCCCTTAAGCATCCGCGCCGTCCAATCCCACAGCATAACCTGCTGTTGGCGCTTGGTGCGCGATGCGTCGATCTTCCCCTTCATCTTGGTGGGAAAGCCGTTCTTGTCAAAGCGGTCTGAATCGACGTAAGCCAAGATAACCCCTAGGCAATGTTTTCAGCCGAATCGGCCAGTGATTGCAAACCTTCCTGTTGCTGCAAACCCTGCTGCGCGCCAGCCATCTCATCGCCGACGCCGCCCTGCGACCAACCCTGCATGTTCTTTTTGTTTGCGCCAAGCCAGTCTTTACCGGCTTGCATCGACTCAACGAACCGATCGTTGGCTTCAGGGTTGCCGTCGCCAATCGCGGCCACCGTCTTGCCGCCGTGCTGGCCCCATTGCCAACCCTGCATTGCGCCCGCTGGCCCTCCAACGTATGCGCCGATAATTGCGCCCAACGCACCGCCTGCCGTGCCAAGCACAGAATCGTCTTGTGCGTAACGAGCCTTGGCTGCTTGACCAGTTTGCTGCGCAAGGCGCTGTCGCGCCGCTTGGCTGTAATCTGGCGCGTGCCCAAGGCTATTGCCTTGCTCGCCGTCCAAACCCAATCCAAAGCCAGCCATGCAAACCCCTAATCATCGTTGCGTAAAATGCCAGAAGGTAAATCGTCAGGCCCGTGGTCGTTGAAATCCTCTATCGGCACCTGCGGAATCCTACCTATGTCCGCACTGGTCTGAATCGGAATGTGCGTTTGCGGTGTTGCACCGTGCGGCAAATCCAACTCAGCTTCAATTTGCATCGCCGTGTGTTGCAAGGCGTCTGACAGATTGCGCGCCAACAGTGCCGTCCAGCGAACCAGACGAACTATTGAGGCACTTCGCATCCTGCCTCCTTCAATTGCGTAATCAGTTCAGCATTTGTGCCAGTCGGCTTAATCCCAAAAGCAAGGCAAAGCCTCACAATCTCATTGCGTTTTCCCGTATTGACCACACCGCTTGAAACTTTGGGCACAACAACTACGGGCGGTTGACGTGGCGGGGGCGGCGGGATAACCATTTCCGGTGCCGCAACTTTGACGCGCGCCACCACAAGCTCAGACGGCTTGTCCGTATCCAGTTCAGGATACTCAGCTTTGCCGTTCTTGACCGTGACTGCGACAAAGCGCAGGTCGGCGGCGGGGATGCACATCCGAAGTTGCGCAATCTCATAGTCCGCATCGGTTGCAAAAACCTGTTCGCGGGTGTAACGCCCATCAGGCACGGCAAACTTCATAAACCCTCGTTGGCTGCGGTGTGCAACCGCCCTGCGGGTTTTGTTGCAGGGCGGTTGCACACACTTGCGCAGTTCAGCTTACGCCAAACAGACAGCCATCACAACAACATCGCCGCGACAGTCAGTGGCTTTTGTCCACGTCGCGTTGAGCGTGTCGCCGTTGTCGCCGTCGAGCAGGCACGCCGCATCATCAATGCCGGTGTTGACGATCTTGAGCTTGTCATTGATATGCAAGTCAATCGCTGCATCGAGCATTGTGGTTGCGCCGTTCAAAATGTCCAGCGTGTCGCCAGCGCCGCCATTGCCCGCAGTCTTGTAGCCCTGCACGCCGATAACGGAGAACTTCTTGCCAGCCGGAATTTTCTTGGCCTGCGTGTTGGTCGCGTTGGTCACATTGCGGAAAAAGAAACCCAGCACAACGCCGGGCGCAACATCGGTCAACGACATGGACTTGACTTGCGTGCCGTCCAGTTCGTTTGCTTGCATGGTGCCGTCGGTCACGACGGTATGCACTACGTGTTTTTGAGCCATGAGATTTACTCCAAAGATGCAGCGGTTTGGCTGCTAACGTGGTTGAAAAGAAGCCCCGTGGAATTGGGCGGAGCCACCCCAACAAACCGCTTACTCGATGATCAGACCGCACAAGATGCCGTGGGCATTGGGGCGGCGCGTGAACGTGTTGTAATACCACGTCCAAGCAAATTCCATCGAGTCAAAGCCGGGCACGCGCGAAAGCATGTTGCCGTCCTCGTCAATGAAACTGCCCTTGGCGTATTCGCACAACTCGAAGTATTTGCTGGTCAAGAACAAGATGCCACCGCGCGGAACGTGGCGAGCGGTCTTGAGCGCCTTGCCCGCAAAGGTCACTTCGGTCGGCGAACCGTCCGCTTTTTCCGCGCCGCCTTTGGCTTGGTATTGCGTGGTCGCCGTCAAAATGCCAACGTAGGATTGGCGTTGCAGCGGGTGCATGAACTGCTGGTCGGGGTCGGCTTTGCTTTTCAGGGCAATCCGGTCTTTCACGGCCTGCATCCGCTTGATCGAAATCACCACGCGGGCCTGCGCTGCAACGGCGGTGTTGTTGGGCAGAATCGTGCTTTGCAGCACGGTAAAGCCGGTCGCCGTGGTGCGGTCAACCGTGAAGTGGCTGGCGCTGCACAAGTTGCCGAAAATGCCCTGCGGTTCCAGCGCAAAATCGACAATGGTGCCGAAGTTGTTGCCGCCGCCGTCGGTCATTTGCGTGGGGCTCAACTCCACGCTGAACGCAATCGCGCCCAACGTGCCAACCAGCGTCGTGAACGTCACGCCCGCGCCGCCAGACACATTGGCAATCGTGAGCGTGCAGGCTTCGGTGTCGAAGTCCTTGACGAAAATCGCGTTGAGCGCGCCGCCGGAAAAGCCAATCTCAGCCAAGGTGTCGCTGCGAAACAGCCGGATGCGAACCCAGGTGTTTGTGTTCGCTTTGACCACGTTGAGAAACGGCGTCATGTCGCCGAAGTATTCCCAAACCACGTCCGCGCCATCGTTGGCCGCACCGCCCGCGACAAACGCGCCAGCGGTCGCGGTCGAAATCTTGCGCTCGTTCAAGAAGCCCTTGGTCGGGCCACCCGAAACGGCTTGACGGTCGCAAAGGTCAACAATGTCGTCTTTGAGCCGCTCGACTTCGCCTTCCATCCACGACAAGAAAGCGCCCGCGCCCTTGGACGGCGCAGCCTTCATCAACTGGCGCTCAACTTGGCCACGGCCAGCGACGGCCTTGTTGGTGATGATGAAATCCACATCGGTCTGTTGACCAGCCGTGGGCAGAGCGCCACCTGCGGCGATGTTGCCAACGCCCGTGTTGCGAGCGACGTGCGCCGGAACGATGAGCTTTTTGCCCTGCCATTCCAGCGTTGACTTTTTGAACCAAGACAAAATCTCGGTTTCGTTGTTGATTTGGTCTGTGACGCCGTTGGAGTCCTCGTAGGCCTCCTTCAGAATCGCCGCGTAACCGGAAAGTGTACCTGCCATGTGAGTCCCCTAGACCCACGGCACACACCGTCGGGTCATTGCATACGTTGTTTAACTTGTTCGCGAATCCATTTGGCCCGCGACTCAGAATCGGAAAAATTAACACCCTCTTTGCTGCCGGTGCCTGCGCCTGTGGCGCTGCCGGTTTGGCGAGGGCGGGGCGGTGCATCACGCGCGGGCGCTGCATTTGGTGCCTGACCGTCGGCTGCCTGCTTGGCTTGGCTTCTGGTCAATCCCATTTGCATGTAGCCGTTGATTTCCTCTTGCTTTTGCTCGGCAATTGAGCGCAAGTCCTTTGCGCCAAGCGCAAGCTGTTGCACAAAATGGTCATGCGGAACATCGGGATATTGCTTACGAACATCGGCAATCGCCGCATCCATCTGCATCAACGCGCGCTCGTTGCGCAACTCTTGCAACTCGCGTTGAATCGGTGCCAAATCGCTTCGCCACGGCTGCTCTTGGCTTGCCTGCGGCGTGCCCCAGAGTTCCTCCAAGGCTCGATCTTCTGCCGATTTGTGCAGTTGCTCCGAAGGTTGCGCGCGACTGGACACCAAAAGCTGCGACTGCAAAATCTCAATTTGACGCTGCAACTTGGCGGCTTCTGACCGTGCGCTGTCGCGCTCAGTCGTTACGCTTTTGAAGCGGTCATACGGGATTCGATGCGTCGGCTTCCACGTTTCGGGCTTGTCGGGGTCAATATCCCCCTCATCCACAACGCCTTTACTGTCCGGCAACTGCCCTTTGGTCTGCACGGTCGGCGGGGCTTTACCCTGCGTACCGGCTTTGGGCGGCGCTGCGTTGGTGTCCGTTTTGGCGAACTTGCCATCACTTGCGCGCTGTCGCTCCGTGTTTTCTGAGGCTGCGGATGTTTGCTCCGAGGTGTCGCTTGCGCTGGATTGGGTTGAATCTGAACCGCTTGAGTCCATATCGTCGCCCGAATCGTAGGCTCCGGATGCGGCACTGGCGAGGATGTCCGCTACTGATTTTACCGCCATGTTTTCCCCTTGTTACGTCCGGTAAAGGTGACGAGCCTACTAATAATTTGCCGCCGGTTGGCGACCTGCAAATCTTGCGCGTTATTCCACAACAATGTCAAGTGGCTTTTTTTCAAGCTGCGGCAGTTCATTTCCAATAGCCGCAACCTTGCGGATATAAGCGTCTTGTCGCGACTTGCCGTTGCGTTCGGCGTCCTCACGCATCACGCTGCGCATTTGCCGCGTGCAGCGGATTGCACGTGAAACAAACACAGCGGCAGGCGTTGCGGGTTTGGTCATGTCGCTGTCGTCGTCGGGTTGCGGGTCGGTTGGATTTGTCTGCAACCAATCCTGCACAAGCGCACGCACAGCACGATGCCCTTTAGATAAGGTGGCGGGGTGATAGTCACCCAGCAATTCCCACATCTGGTTAAGCAAACTGCGGTAAATGATAGAGCAAGCATGAATCTGTCGCCCTCTGGCGCGCGGCTCATTGCCTTGGTCGCGTTCAATGGCCGCATCTGGCACAGGTCTTTGAATCTGATAAGAAAGCGCGTGCAAACAGTCCTCGCACTCGCGCCAAAACTCCAACAACGCACCATCAAGCATCGCCCACGGTGGCGGCGTTGGGCGCGCGTGGTGAATTGTCGATTGTTTGCGCGGCTTTTCGACCAGCTTTGACAGCGGATTGACCGCCAAGCGCATACCCATCTTAACCCCGCTGAATTAAATCGAATGTGGACGCCATACCGCCGCCTGCGCCGCCAAACAGTTCTTCGTACCAATCGGTTTCAAAGTGGTCGCCAACGCCCGCAGTGTGTCCGGTTTGCGATTGAAAAGCCACCCGCTCCTGTAACGTGATAGGACGCTTACGCAATTGCACTTCTTCGACGCGCTGGATTTGCTGGCGACCGACAAGACACAAGCCGTCGGCGCGCACCATGTCGTCGTGGTTGCCTGCGCCTGCTTCGGCTTTGGTGCCCTCAGCCCACAAAAAGTCGTTCATCTCATGGCAAAGCCGCTGATTCACCGATGGATCTAACTTGCCGCCGTTTAGGAACTCCTGCGACAGTGCCACCAACTCCGCATTGGCCGATGGCCCAGGCGTTCGCCCCAACCGCTCACTTGGTTTGCCTGTGGTGGAATCCTTGAACACTTCGACCCAGAACAAACTCCAACCCAACTCCACCAAACGGCTAATCACATCGCGGCCCCACGCGTCCCGCTCGCCGATAAACAGCGCCGTGTAGCGCTTCAACGCCTCATGGACTTTGCTGGCAAACACGCTGTTTTCAATCTTGTCGTAGAAGCTGGCAACAATGCGCGGCTTTTCAGGGTCGGACACCTCTTGCACTTCAAACGCTTGGTAATCGCCGTCCTCGCCGCCGCCCGCAGCATCGCTGCCAAGCACATACAATCCATAGGGAAGCGGCGCTTCGTATTCCTCATAGCCGCGCTTAGGTTTGGCCATTGGATAGTGCGCCGTGAACACGCGGCCTTTGGCTGTGGTAAACGCCAAGTCTGCGGTTATCGGCATTTCTTGGTGAAAGCCGCGCCAAACCGCTGCTGAATTGCCTTCTGAGTAGTTGTTGCTGCGAAGGCGTGCGCCAACCCATCTGGCTTGATCTTCTGTCAGGCCATATTTCATCGCGTAGTTGGCAACTTCTGGCCAAATCAGGTCTGCGGGATTCTTGACGCCTTCGGCAATTGCCTTCTCGGCGGTCAACGCATACTGACCATCGAGCGTCCACGGCAAAAAGACTTTGCCCCAGCCATTCTCACCGCGCCAAGTGGTAAAGGCATGGCCCACACCTTCGGCAGTCGTTTCATAAATCGCCCGACCGTGCGCAGCCGATCCGTTTTCAATAATTCGGATAATACCTTCGGGGTCTGCGTACTTGGCAAACTCTGAATAATGCCGATACCACCAAGTTGGGCCACCAGCGGGCTTGGAATCAGCCGACACAACGCGATAAACCCCGCCATGCTCAAAGACAATCTCATCTTTTCTGTCGCTCTTGAGCTTGAACGGCCCCTGCTTCATCCACGCGGGCAATCCATTGCACCAATC